ACACCCCCCCCCCCACCCCCCCCAGCCCCCAACCCCCCCCGCCCCCGGCGCGCGCGCCGCGTACAAAAAACTAAAACGCGGCGCAATGGAATTCGATATTTCCCTAGCCATCGGCCGCCCCGACGTCGCGCCCGAAAGCCCCGTAACCCTGCAAGGCTTCAAGCCCGAAATCGACGCAGAGAAATGGGTGGGCAGGGAACCCGTCCACACCCTCGACAGCAACGGACTGACGACCGCCGTCAAACTCCAAAGCCTGATAGATGTACCGATTGTCCTCTACGAAGGCGAAGTCAGCCCAAACTTTGCCGCCGCAGTTTCCAAACCCTGACCAAAACAAAAGCCGTCTGAAAAAATCAGACGGCTTTTATTAATCATCATGACATCCTTCCAATTCATCCCTAAGCTTAAACACAACATTACTGATTTGAGTAAACTTATTATGGCCAGGCTTCAGCAACATCCGTTTTTTAGACTCGAAATCGCCGCCAGTCGTTACCGTCCGCAATTCCGTAACCTTCAAATTGCTATTAATCCGCGCACACAATTTCGCCAGCCACTTCAAATTATGCTTAATGGCATTTGCCAGTACATTATCAGCATCATCGACAGCATAATAACGCAGCGCATCAGCCTCGATTTTTTCCAACAAAGTCAAAGCCGCATCAATACGTCTGTCTTTTCTCTCAAGGCGGCGTTTACTTTTTTCGCGATGATTAATAAAAAACCAACCGGCTATGGTAAGCACGGTCGGCATTAAAGGCATGATATAAAAATAAAACCAATGTGGCTGGTTATTCATTTGCCGCATCCCTCATATAGCCGCGTATTTCATCGACCAAATCAGGTTCCTCGTCTGATACAAACTCAATTTTATTCAGCAGCACAGACAGCGGCCACCTCTTCAGACGCACCAAGCCGCCGAAAGCCTCCTCTAAAAAAGAAGAGCCGTATCCCATTGTTCCATCTAATACAATTTTAACGCTCCCGTTGTTTTGTAGCGCAGGAATCAAATTATTTTCCAAGAAGCCCTGTCCCGAATAAGGGCCGTCAGTAGTATACCGTCCGGCAGGAAAACGGGAAAAATCAGAAGCAATACGGATAGTCATTGTAGAATCTTTCATTATTCAGCCTCACGTTTCGGCAACGGAACAGACCAATGTATCAACGTGCCGCGTATAGCAGTTTTTCTATTGTCTGATAAAGGCAAACCCTTTTCAACCACTTTCTTATTTTTTGCACAGTGCCTGTACATACCGTTGCCGCTAATAATTTCCACCAACGCGTCGCCCTCGCCGATTTGGTCAAGTGTTGACACCATCTGCTTTAAACCCTTACCCCTATGTTGTAATTTTGTACGCGTTCGTCCTATTTCGATTGCCGCCTCGATTTTCAGGGCATCATCATTCCTCCTTCCTAAAGCAATATGACTAGCAAGAAATTTTTTCAACCTATCAAGCCAATCTTTCTTGACCTGCTCAGATTCACGGAATAGGGATTTTGGAATACCAATGCCCAAATCGCAGAAAACAACCTGTAAGCGACCACTTGTCGCATCCTCGCGCGAAAACATCCACCACTTACGGCAAACATTAGGAAGGCTCACACCCTCATAAGCATGATGCATACAATTCGTCATGGCTTCAGACACGCCGGCATAAATTGACCGACTAAGTTCAGGCGTCAATCTGCCTTGGAAGGAATCAAAAATATTTTCAGCATTCTCAAGATTAACATCATGGCCGTGCGCCACATACCAGTGGCGAACCGAATGATGAAAAGTAGAAGAGTCAAAGCTTTTCCTTCTGCCCAAAAGTTTAGCTATACCAACCTGATAAAGCACCTGCTCAACTCTCGTTTCAGATGGCATTCTCATAGAGAAGTGGCAATTTGGAAAACGTTCGACTAAGTCATTTAGACATGCTGTCAGATAGAGCGTACCGTCAGAATACATCTTTTCCGTTTTTGAAAAATCAAGACGGATACGTGAACATCCATTTTCAACCTTTTCATACAGTCGCTCAATCAAAACAGCCACCAATCTGACATATTTCGGATGTAATCCAACTCGTTCAGGAACAGGTAGGCTAAACCAGTCGATAAACCGTTTCTGTTTTTTGACAATATTCCGCCGCTTCTTAAGCTGATAGCGCGAACAGCGCATCAGGTATAGTCGCCTTTTCTCATTTAGCCTTTTCATCCCTCACTATATCCCTTTAAAAACGAAATCCTTCAAGTTTTAAATTCCAAACAACCTTTCCAGCTTTTCCAACTGGTTCGTTTCTTCATCCGTAACCTTCCTGTCTGCTTTAGCGACATTACGGGCATATTCCAAGATTGAATCACGCCATTCAGGGAAACGCTGATTAATAGCACGGACGGCAAAAGAAAAATCCATAGAATCCGGAATGGGCCAAGACTTCATGACGCCAAGCGAATAAGCGAGGAAATCATCGCCCATTTCCGATTTGTCCGTCAGCCATTGTGCAATATACCGCTGTTCAGACGGCGCATATCTCCCATCGCAATAGGCGATATAGACCAACACATCCAAAATCGGCCTCATCTCCCGAATAAAAAAATCCATCTGCCGTTCGGGAGCCTCTTCGTACCGTTCCTGCAAACGCCGTCTGAAAAGCGAAGGTTCGACCACTTCGCCGGTTTCCAAATCCACCAGTCCCATAATTGACTGATATTTAAACGTCCTGACCATTTTCCGCACGTGGCAAAACGCCTGCACATAACCGTCTGAAAGATTGGCAACAAACTTGCGGACATCGATAACCCGTCTGCTTCCGATTCCTTCAGCATTGACATATTCAATTTCAAAACTACCGCCGACAGGCAGCAGCACAGGTTTATCTTTCATCGTAAAGCCATTCTTTTTTAATCATGTCGTGGAGAGATAATTCAGACGGTGTCAGTTTCTGTTTGGCCGTGTCGTTCCGCCCGTAGACTAATATCGCGCCCGAACAGGCTGCCCAATGGAGGCGGCGTTCAAGATCGAGGTTTCGGGCGGCTGCGAGAGACTCTTTAAAATCTTTCCGAATTAAACCGCCCAAAAATTTCCGCCCAAATTTGAACAACACCTTTTCAGGTTTGTCTGCGGCGGTTTGGGATTCGCCTTTATTTTTGTCTGATTCAGCTCCTGCTTCTGCCTCTTCGTCATCTGTTACTGACAAATCAATCCCATTCAGGGCGAGCGCGGATTTAATAATTTGGTTGTATCTCAAAGTCCGCGTCCACGTTACCGGTTCAATATCGACCAATGCCAGCAGTGCCAGCACGGCATCGATATTTTCCTGCACGGTCTGCTTTAATTTAATTTGCCATGAATGCAGTTCTTGCAAGTCCAATTTCACACTGTCTTGCCTGTCAGCCTGTTGACCACTTTGTTTTCCCATATTGCACTTCCCTAATAAACAAAATCACTAAATATCCAAAAAATCCTACGGTCGCACCTTCCAAAACTTACCGTGAACACAAAATTCAAATCAAAATCCCGACAAATGCCATGCGCCGCGCACTTTGCCGCAGATGGTTAATTTTTCCAGTCCATTGCCTTCGATGGTTTCCGTTCTGTATAACGGGTTGTCGCTGATGACGAGCAGGCCGCCGCCGACGGAGGCTTGCAGGCGTTTGGCTTTTAGGCCGTCTGCGAAGGATAGGAGGTAAATACCCTCTCCTTCGAATGAGTGGACGGAGGTATCGACAAACAACACGTCTCCGTCCTCGATGGTACCTTGCATGGAATCGCCGCGTGCCGTGATGACTTGGATACGGGAGAGGTTGCCGCCGAGTTTTTCACGCGCCCACGCTTTATCGACATGGACGAAATCGACCACCTCCACTGCTTCGTTGTTGATGTAGCCGTCTCCAAGCGCGGCAACCACGTCCAGCCGCTCAAAACGAATGTGGTCATCTGTAAGGTCGTCTGAAAAATTAACCTCTCTATACATTCCTGAGTCTTTTCTGTACTTATCACCTAAACCGTCTGCAAGCCATCGTGTAGAAAAGTTTGTCTTTTTCTCAAATGCTAAGAGTGGTTTTTTGCCTAAGCCAGTTTGGCCATTGAACCACTGTCCAACAAGACCTTTTGAGACTCCTGCGAAGTCTGCTAAGTCCTGTTGGGTAATTAGCCCATATTCATCCATCAATTCTTGAAGTCTGCCTTTCAAGTCCATCGCTAAAAATCCCAGCTAAAAAATACTTAGTAAAAACAATGTTTATTTAGAATTCTAAACTATTAATTGTTTAGTATGCTTGACTAGACAAGTTTAGGATTGTATAGTTCACTAAACTTTAAAAAAGGACAAAAAATGACAACAGACCAACAAGTCAAATTCATTAAAGAATTGGGAGGCGTTTCGGTGGTTGCAAATATTTGCGGAATCACAAGAGGAGCAGTTTCTCAGTGGCAGAAAAATGGTATTCCAAAGGCGCAAATGAATTTTCTAAAAGCAAAGTTTCCAGTGCAGTACAAACAAATTTCAGACGGCATCAACCCCAACCAAGGAGCAGAAAAATGAAAGAAATGAAAAAACCCGCACGAGGCGGGCAGATGGAAAAGACATTGAAGATGATTGCCGAAATCGGCAAATCAATGACTATTGAGGAACTGGCAGCAGTAAGCCAGCAAAACCAAACTAAATAAGGAGCAGAAAAATGAAAGTTATCTTAACCCCCGAAGAAGCAGAAGCCTTAGCACAACGCGCCTATATCCGCACCAAAAAAGACCGCAAATACGGTTGCCTGTTCAATGACGACCTGCGCGAGCTGCGAAGCCTTGCCGCTGAATTGGCAAAAATACCTGACCGCCCCGTCGAAGAAATCGCCGTCCGCGTTCAGGCATTGGAAATGCAGTTGCGCTATATCAACCGCCTCAAATACGGCAAAAAACTGCACATCATCAAGCGTGATGAAGCAATCAAGGCGGGGTTTGCGGTAGTGTCAAAAACACTTAATCGCTAGGAGTAGAAAAATGACTGAGCAAGAAATTCAGGCTGTTTTAAGGGCGCAAGCTCATATCGATTCAAGAAAAAGAGCCATGATTAGCATGGCTTTGGGAAAAATGAAAGATGTGCTTAAAAAAAGCGGCGTTGTTATTCATCAAAGCGTATGGGAAGAATTTTGCTGTCAAGGTCGTGAAATGCTGCTTCAGCAAGGCTTCGATGGAGATCAGTCGGACCGTGTTGCCACAATCGCTGAAGTTCTTGATAAAAATCCTCAGTACCTCCGGGGACGTTTTCAAGCAGCTTCAGGGCAACATCAAGCGCAATCATCGCTGCGGCTTTTTGATAAAGCTGGAAATAAAGCTCGCCATCGTCGTGGATTTCTTCGATTCCGTCCACTTCTTCAACGTAAAGGTGGTCAAGGACGGATTGAACCTGTGGAAGTAAGTAGTCGTTAAGCTCCATTTTAATTACTCCGTTGATGGTTACTGGAAATGACATTGTAACGGAGTGATGACAAAGCGGAAAGACGTTTGACCCGCCGGACAGTCGGCATCAACCAAAAAAGGAAACATCATGTGCCAATACTGTATTCACAAAATCGAAGACCATCGCGCCGCCGATGTGTATCCCGCCGCGCCGCGCGCGCCTTTCGGCGTTATCGAAATCGAAGCCTACGGCGAAGAGCTTGATTTGCTGGAACAGGCTGCCTTTGCCTCCGGTAAGTCGTTGTCGGAATTCGCCGCCGAGGCTGCGCTGGAATACGCGGAAATGTATCTGCGCGCGTTTGAGGCGGCATCGGCAGACCTGAAACGGAGTAGAGAAAATGACGCAACGCAACATCAGTAAGGCGGAACACGGAAATATGCGGGTACAGATTACCTGCCCTTGCTGCGGTAGCCGCTGCAAGGTAACGGCGAGTCGGAAGATGACAGACCGCCTCCGTTATAGCTCGATTCAATGCCTGAATGCTTCGTGCGGCTGGTCGGGCGTGGCATCGACGGAAGTCATCAAAACCATTTCCCCGCCCAGCCCGCTGCATCAAAACCCCGCCTTGGTGCCACCGCAGATGACGGCAGACGAAATCATCGAACAACACGGCGGCAGCAGTCAGAGAAATTTGTTGTAAAGGGAAAGAAAAATGAACGGCGAAATCGTCCCGACGTGGAAGTCGGCACCGCAGCGGGTTCGCTTTTTTAGAACCAAAGCCCAAGCCCGCGCCATGTGGAATATCGGCAAAAAGCTGGCAAGCAGTAAAACTGAAAACGCAAAAATCATGAACGGCTTGGAGCGCGACGCGCTCTTGGAACGAAATACAGGCCGTCAGCCGTTGGCGGCTTACAACGATGCCGAAGTCGTCAGAAGTTGGCTGGTTACACCGGAGCAAAGCAAGGCTCTGGAAGATAGCCAGCGGTTGATAAAGGAAATCGCCCGACTGGGCAATATGTTGAATCAGCAAAACGTAGTGTACAGCTTGGGCTTGCCGGTTCTCCAGCTTTCCGAAGCCGCCAGACAGCTTGAAGGCATAGACGAAAAAATAGCCCGTGCGGTATATGCCGGCAGAAAAATGAAAGTAAACCCAGTTTCAGACGACCTTAAGGCTGCCTGAATCCGACCAAACAAGGAAACATCATGAAAATCAAAATCCGCTACATCATCCTCGCCCTGATGCTCGCCGCATCTTATTTTATGCTTGGTTCGACCCACGGAAACATAGCGGAACAGCCGCAAACGCTACCCGCGACTAACCCTGTCTGCGTTTACGAATCGCCAACCTTCGACCATATGGGCGGAGACGCTGAAATCCCGCAGGAGGGGCAGCAATGAACGTTATCGCAGTCATCGGTATTGTTTTCGCCGCCGCGCTCGCTGCTTGGCTCTATGTGGACTACAAAATCAAGCAGAAGAAGCTGGACGCAGAAATCGAAGAAAGAATTCAGGACTATTTTAAGCATTGAGACGAAACCATGCCGATATATGAAACCGACCAGTACATATGGTGCGATACCGATAATCGACTGATGGTATCCGAGCCTGAAGTTTCAGACCGAATGATCGAAGAATTTGATATTGAGTTGGGCGAAGTCGGAAGCATCCGATTTCGCCACCTGGCAACGATTAGAGGCCGCCGGATATATCAAGCAGTTTCACTAAATCCGCGCCCTTGTCCAAAGCGAACTCAATCAATCGGGACGATAACCGCTTTAACCCCTCCTCCGGCAGAGAGCGAATAATTTTAAGCAGTGTTTCTTTTTGACCGGTCGGAATGTCTGCCTTATCTATTTTCAGGGCGACCAGTTCCCGCAGGGTTTCCGCATCCAGCCTGACCGTAACTACCCCTAAAACCGCAGAAAGACCGCCGTCTTCGGCAAGGAAATCAAAAGCCTTTTCGGTCGGTTTCACATAATCGATGGAATACGCCCCGCCTAAAAAGCGGGTAAGTTTGAAGTTGACCAGTCCGTGCATTTCCAAATACATCAGATTGCCGTCTGTCTCATCCTCGCCGTATTCAGCGCGTAAGGTATGAAGGAAATTCGGTGGAGGGTCTTGGGGGAAGCATTCTGTCAGGACAGACAATATTTTTCTTTGAAGTTCGCGATTGAGCTTCATTTCAATTCTCCGGGAAGGTTGTTTAGGAGCTTCCATTCTAACGGAGCAAAGACAAAGCGGACAGACGCTTGACCACCTGGACAGACAGGTATTTCAGACGACCTTTTCACTTAGGACAAATCATGGGCATATCAATTCAAACAGCAAATGCAAAGGCGGCGCAGCAAGACTACACCGCCAAAGCCTTTTTGCTGCTTCCGCCCGTGTTGCGCGAAGGCTTTGAAAGCCTGAAACCTGCCGAGGCGTCAAAAGCGCGTTCGTTCTTTAACGATTTAATCGTCCGTCAGTTGGACAGCGGCATTCAGCCAGCCGCCGCGCGTGTTCGCGCCGAAGACGGTCTGAAAACCCTGCTCGACAATCTGACCGTTTTGCCGCCCGCCGTCCGTTCGGCAGGTTTAGATGCTTCGGACGACGACATCCGCGGTCTTGCCGATAGCGCAGCCAAGGACATCTATTTTAAAAAACGTATCGGCTGGAGCCTCACCGGTCTGATCCACTATGCCGCCGCCGAATACGGCATCGATACCCAAAAAGTATTCAAGGACAAAATCCCCGAAGCCATCGAAGCCCGCCTGCAAGCCCCTAAATTCTGGCGTCGCCAGCTTCGCCGCATTTTCGCGCGCGCTGCCGAACGCTACCGCCGCGAGGCTGGCTTTGTATCCCGTAAAACGGGGCTTTATGCCTCTGATGAAGCGGTTTTCCGCCGCTTGTCTCAAAAGCGTCGCAATCTTGCCATGTTGCAAACCATGATTGCCATCAATGAGCTGGGGCAAGAATTCACGCTCGAGGCCTTGTCTGAAGTCTCTGTATCTAATCCCGCCCTGCGTCGCGCCGAATTGATGGTGCGTATTCGCGGCTTCGAGGAAATCGCCCGTCTGAAAAACCACGTCGGCGAATTTTTTACGATTACCTGCCCTTCCCGCATGCACCGTATGCACCACTTTGGCAAGCCAAACGAGAAATTCAGCGGCGAAACGCCGACGCAGGCGCAGGAATACTTAAATAAAGTATGGGCGCGTGTCTGTGCGGAATTAGGCCGTCTGAAAATCAAAATCTACGGTTTCCGCGTTGCCGAGCCGCATCATGACGGTACGCCGCACTGGCACGGCCTTGTCTTCATGGAAGAGCAACACCGCCTTACCTTCCGCCGCGTCGTGGCAAAACACGCTTGCCGAGAAAACCGCGAAGAGCTGGGTTTGAAATACTTGGCGACTGCGAAAGAAGCGGACGCGGAAGCCCGCCGAATCCAAGCAAAAATCCGTGCAAAACAAGGCAGCGCGCCTACGCTCGCCGCCATTCGCGCCGGTCTGAAAACCGAGGCGAAATTCTGGGAATCCAAATATTTTAAATTTTGGAAGCAAAGCCCCGCCTCTGCCCGCGTTGACTTTGAAGCCATCAACTGGGCGCGCGGCTCGGCTGCCGGTTATATCGCCAAATATATCGCCAAAAACATCGACGGCAAAAGTCAAAGCGGCGAAGGCTTGGGCGTTGACTATGAGTCTGACGCGCTGTTGAGCATGGCAGAAACCGCCGTCCGCGTGGACGCATGGGCAAGTCATCACGGTATCCGCCAGTTCCAGCAAATCGGCGGCTGCCCCGTTACCATTTGGCGCGAGCTGCGCCGAATCAACCCAGACGCTTCAGACGACCTTTTAATG